ACATCAATTGTTAGTCAGCCTACTCCTGCCGATGCTCAAATAAAATTTAAAATTTATCCTCCTGAAAGTTTATTTGGAGATATAATTTATTATAAAGTTTATTTGACTATTCAAAATCCAGAGGGATCGCCGATAGGAGAAATACATACTGCTACTCAAAGAGGAAAATTTACGTTTGTACCTCAGACAATTGATGTTTTAAACGGAGATCAAATTATTAAGAGTCTTGGCGCTATTTACGGCCCGGATGAGGATACATTAACAAGCGAGTGGAATAGAAGAGGATTATCTGAGTCTATTTTGGCTGAGCCTTATGCAGAAAGCAAAGAATTATTAAGGATTGCAGCTGAGGAAAAACAGAGATTATATGCAGGGCCATTTGTTCAGTTTGAAGGTTCTATATTTGGATATTTTAATCCGGTAACAAGATGGAGCATTAATTTAATTGCTGGTTATTTTATGAATTTATCTTTAAATTATGATTTGCAACAAAACATTTGTAAAGCAGTTTTAGGTAGGATTATAAATGATGAGATTGCGATGGATTATACTTTAGAGCCTGATAATGGTGTAACTACAAAAGTAACTATCAAATCATCATGATAATGCTATATATAAATGGTATGCCAGTTGGATGTTTAACAAGCGTAAGCAGATCAGAGGCAATTAGTTTTATAGGTACTTGCAAAACAAGTGAGGATGGTGCGCAAACTCAATTAGGTAGGCTTTATAGCTATTCAATTCCTTTTGATGGTGTAATGTCTACAAGCAATGAGATAATCTCTTGGACAGGCTTAAAATCGCTTGAAAGAGTAAAGATTAATTGGGAAATGGTAAGCGATGAGATGGATAGTGAGGCCGGTGAGGGTTTTATAGAGAATTTAGAGTTAATAGGAGCGGTTAGCGATTTTATAACATTTACTGGAACAATTACAGGGTATGACTAATTTAATGCTTTACATAAATGATTTGCCGGTTGGTTGCTTATTAAGCAATGGATTAAGTGAGTCTATCAGCTTTATTAAAACGTGCAAAAGTACTGAGGATATGGGGCAAAAGCAATTAGGGCAATTGCATTCCTATTCTGTAAATTTTGAGGCGGTTTATGTTGTTGATAATAGTTTAATTAGTTGGAATGATTTAAAAACGCTTGGCCGTAAAAGGTTGTTAATGGATTGGTCAATGATCAATACCGATACGAATGAGGGAGATGCCGGTGAGGGGTTTTTAGAGAATTTAGAAATCACTGGAGTATCTGAGGATTTTGTTAAATTTGCTGGAACGATTACCGGATATGGAGCAATTGTAGATGCTGAAACTGCATACTTTGTTTGGGCTCAGGATGAGGGTGTTTATGTGGATAATGGTAATGATGAATATGTATTTGTAAATTAAGAGATATGCCAGTTATAAATGGAGTTTATTTAAAAGATTTTACTGCGTTACCCGATGCGGTTGCAGATGCCAATATTATACCGATTGCTATATCAGGCAATCAGGTTGCATATAGGACTACGGTTGGAGGGATTGTAACTGATGCAAGGGTAACAGGTAAGTTACTTACAGGATTAAGCGTAACAGGCGGAGCGATTGCATCAACTGATAGCATTTTAACTGCATTTGGAAAAGTTCAGAACCAGCTAAACAGTAAGGTTAGTTCAGTTGGTTTAACAATGCCTTCAGCTTTTAGCGTTGCTAATAGTCCGATTACAAGTTCGGGTACTTTAGCAGTTACGGCAAATGGTTTAGCATCTCAATACATTCGAGGCGATGGAACATTAGCTGATTTTCCAACTGGAGGCGGAGGTGGCGGTTCGTCTGTTTCATATTACCTTAATGGTTCTGTAAATCAGGGCACATTTGGCGGTAATGTTTACAAGGAAATGAATAAAGTTCCTGTTTTTGGAGCAGGTACAGATTTTACTATTTCTTCAAATGGTTATATAGCACAATTCTTAACGGATGCAAACGACCCTAATTCTTTATTAATACCAGCAGGTAATTGGAATTTTGAAACTTATTTTAGTGCTTCTTCGGGTGGTGGTTCCCCATCCTTTTATGTTCAACTTTATAAATTTGATGGAACTACTTTTACATTAATTGCGAGTAATTCGGCAACTCCTGAGTTGATAGCTTTTGGTACAACTATAAATCCGTACTTTTCGGCTTTAGCAGTCCCCGAAACTGTATTATTAGCAACCGATAGACTTGCGGTTCGTATATTTGTAAATAATTCTGGCAGAACAATTACACTACACACAGAGAATAGTCATTTATGTCAAATCATTACTACGTTTACAACTGGCTTACAATCGCTAAACGGATTATCAGAACAAGCGCAATACTTTGCAGTTGGTAGTACAGGTACTGATTTTAATATTGCAAGTTCGGTTGATACTCATACGTTTAACATTCCAAGTGCAAGTGCTTCAAATCGTGGGTTAATTACTACGGGAACGCAAACAATCGCTGGGGAAAAAACTTTTACAAGTTTATTATTAGGCACGAGAGCAAACTTTACAAGTAGTGGTTCAGGCGATACGCTTGGGATTAATCATTCTTCAGGTAGTGGTATAGCTTTATATATTACAAAGGCTGGGGATGGCGAAGGAATATATATTAATAAATCAAGCGGTTCGGGAAATGCGGTTACAATTGTAGGGACATTAAACGCTACTACTTTAGTAAAGAATGGTGGCACATCAAGCCAATTTTTAAAGGCAGACGGTAGCGTAGATAGTACAAGCTATCAGCCATTATTGGTTAATCCAGTTACAGGTACAGGAACGACAAATTACGTTCCTAAATTTACAGGTGCGAGTACAATCGGCAATAGCTTAATATATGATAATGGCACGGCCGTAGGTATAGGCACAACAAATCCAAATTATTTATTTCAAGTTAAAAAAGCCACAAACGTAAATTTTGGTATTAACTTACAAAATGCTGGAATAAGCTTAGAGGCTACAAACGATGCAATCACTGCATACATACCAATGACCTATTATGCGAGTGCACATTATTTATTAGATGGAAATGTTGGTATTAATACAATAGCAAATGCAGGATTTAGGTTAGATGTTAATGGTACAGGTAGGTATACAGGTCAACTTACTTTAGGTTCTACAATAACAAATGGAACTTATACTTATACGTTACCAAGTGCAACAGGTACATTAGCATTAACATCTAACATCACAAGTGCTATTTCAGGAACAACTAACTACGTTCCTAAGTTTACATCTGCAAACGTAATAGGTAATAGTTTAATATATGATAATGGCACTAACGTAGGTATAGGAACAACAAGTCCAGGAGAAATATTACACTTACAAGCAACTCAACCTGTTATTAGATACACAAAAACAGGGGTTTTAAATTGGAAAGCAGGTATTATTACAGGTAATGATTATGCAATTACAGTTGATAATGTGGCAACTACTGCTTTCACTATTCAAAGTGGAACTGGTAACGTAGGTATAGGAACTACAAGTCCGAGCTATCAATTACAATTATCAACTGATAGTGCAGCAAAACCAACAAGTGCATTATGGACTATTGCATCAGATGAAAGAATAAAAGAAAATATAACTCCATACACAAAAGGTTTAACTGATTTACTTAAAATTAATCCTATAAATTATGATTACAATGGATTAGGTGGATTTAAAAAAGGCAAAGGTGGTGTTGGTATTATAGCACAAGAAATAATTGAAATATTACCAGATAGTGTTAGTTCAATAAAAGCTAAATTAAATGAAAATGATGAAAATGAAATTGATATTTTAAACTTTAATGGTCATGAATTAACTTATGTTTTAATAAACGCTATCAAAGAACAGCAACAACAAATAGAAGAATTAAAAGCATTAATAAATAAATAATATGGAAACAAATTTTCAATGGGTAATATCCCAACTTAATTGTGCAGTGGAGTCAGAGGGATTACCAAACGTCATAAATCAGATACATTGGCGCTATAACGCTACAAAAGTAGAAGGCGACAAAACATACTTTGCAGAAACTTATGGAGCATCAAGCGTATCGCAGCCTAATCCTCAAAACTTTACACCTTATGAAGATGTAACGGAACAGGAAGTAATTAATTGGTTAGAGCAAATACTACCTGTCGAAGAAATGCAGTCAAGCTTAGAGGCTAATATTGATTTACAGATTAATCCTATTGAGGTGACTTTGCCATTGCCCTGGAATACAAATACAGAAATTTAATTATATTTGTTAAAAATAACACTATGAAAACCAAAGAAATAGAACAAACAGAACAAACAGACAAATTAAAAGTTGAATTGACAGTACAGGAATGGGAGGCAGTATTAGCAGTAATAGAGCAATCAACATCTCCACACATTCAGGTAAAATCAGTTGCAGCGGAATTAATTAAACAATTGCAGCCTCAAATAAAACAAGATGACAAACCATAACGCTGATTTAGCTACTATTTTAAGCGTTTCAGGCGCTATGATTTCAATTGCTGATGTTCAGCCAGTTGTAACAATGATAGCATCTTTAGTGGCTATTGTCAGCGGTTTATTTGCCATTAGATATTATTTAAAGGCTACTAAGAATTTACAAAAATGATTAAAAACGGACTAATATTTATTTTAATATTAATGTCCGTTTTTTTGTTTTCGGTCAAGACTCAAAAAAAAACCATAACAAAATCAACAATTGATACTGTAATAAGTTATAAAACTTTAACCAAATACACAAAGGGAGATAATATACCTTATAAAATTTTAGATACTATTTATAAAACAAATTATGATACTGCGTACATTGTTAAAGATTATAACCAAGCTAAAGAGTATATCGACTCAATCCGACAAGACAGTAACATTTATGTCATCCGAGATACTATCAGCCAAAATAAAGTCATTGGCAGATCATTCCAAGCCAAAATCCAAGAAAAAGAAATCACAATAACAAATAATATTGAGATAGCCCCAAAGGCATCTTTATATTTAGGCATTAGGAGCGATTTAAGCAATGATATGTTAAGATTTAAATATAATATTAACATGACATTAAAAACACGTAAGAAAGGCTTATTTAGTGTTGGTTATGGAATGAGTGGTTATTCAATAGGTTATTCAATTAAATTATAGTTATGGCAATTAAACAAAATGTAACAAATCCGTTACCAATCAGTTTTAAAGATTTTAGTAAAAATCCAGTTGTAGGAACAATGTTTTTAGTAATCATTGGGATTAGTGCTTTATACATTGACATCCGCAGTACCTTTCATGAGCAGATTGATAATCAGGGCGCAAAGATTGAAAAGTTAGAGTCTAAAATGGATGCAATGGGCCAGTCATTAATTAAGTGCGAGGGCGCAATGAGTGGCGCATCTGCAAAGTTAAGTACATTGGAGTCATTAGGTAAAATACAAAAGATAAAATGAGATATTTAGCATTCATACTGCTCATATCATCATGTACAACTGTTGAAACTGAGCGAGTAGATAAATATGATACTTTACTATTAAAGGTTGCTGAAACTCAATTGGAGATGGATAGCAGTATTGTAGAGGCTACTAAGAAAGAGTCAATAATAATTAATAAAACTGTTGAGAGTATTATTGAGGATAAAAAACAGATTAAACAATTGTTTAGTGAGGTTGCTGAAATAAAAGCAAATCCAAAAGTAGAAATACAAATTCAAACAATTAGAGATACTATTTTTGTAACAGAGAAAAAGAATTTTTGGGGTAAAAGTAAAGTAGATACAGTACAATGAAACAGTTTTTTAATGATGAGAATGGCAATCTAAGCATGAAACGTTTATGCGGATTGCTTTGTGTAATAGCTTTATGCGTTACTATGTATCATAACTCCTTTAGTGAGGAGCATACTGCGCCATCTGCAATATTAGTTGAGTCGGTAGCTTTATTAGCATTTGGTTGCTTAGGTTTGACCAGTGCCGAGAAAATATTTACAAAAAAGAAAAACGATAATGAAACTATCTAAGCATTTAGATTTATCTGAGGTTACCAGATCAGAGTCTGCAAAGCGTAACCAAATCTCAAATATGCCTACTCCAGAGCATATCGAAAATTTTAAGCTATTAGCTGAAAATATATTTGAGCCTGTTAGAGAGCATTTTGGTGTTCCAATACATATCTCATCCGGATATAGGAGTAAAGAGTTAAATGCAAAAATTGGCGGTTCCGCAACAAGTCAGCATTGCAAAGGCGAGGCAATTGATATTGATATGGATGGATCTCCAAATGGGGTTACAAATAAAATGGTATTTGATTATATAAAAGATAATTTACCTTTTGATCAGTTAATTTATGAATTTGGAGATAGTAATAATCCTGATTGGGTGCATGTTAGTTATAGTAGAAATGCAAAAAGAGGACAGGTATTAAAAGCATTTAAATTAAACGGAGCGACTAAGTATTTTCCTTATGCGTAAGCATGAATTAGTTAGGGAGTATCTTTTGAGATTCCCTAATCATGCTGATCTTACAATGGCTAAAAAGATTTACGCTGAAAATTCATTATTATTTAATTCGGTTGAAAATGTAAGGAGTTGCATTAGAGGTATAAAAGGTAAAATAAACAAAAGGCATTATAAAGATAAGTCTATGGAGGTAGAGCCAACATTTAACTATAATCCATATAAACTACCTGACTCTGAGGAAAAAATTAGAGAGCCTTATGTTTTGCCAGTTGCAAATAACAATATTCTGCTAATTTCAGATTTACATATTCCGTATCATAATATCCAGGCCATTACTTTAGCATTAGATTATGCAAAGGAGCAAAAGGTAAATACTATTTTAATTAATGGTGATTTAATGGACTTTTATCAAATGAGCAGATTTGAAAGAGATCCACGCAAACGTTCTATTAAATTTGAGTTTGACTCAACAAAGGCATTTTTAGTCATTCTAAGAGAGGCATTCCCAAATGCACAGATTTATTGGCTTAAAGGCAATCACGATGTTAGGTATGAGCATTGGCTTATGGCTAAGGCTCCAGAGGTATTTGATGATCCATACTATCAGCTTGAAGAAAGATTAAAGCTTAACGAGCAGAGAATACATTTGATAGGAGATAAAACATTGGTAAAGGCTGGAAAATTACACATACATCATGGCCATTTATTCTTTAGGGGTTTTATGGCTCCGGTAAATTCGGCCAGAGGGTTATATATGAAAGCAAAAGAAAGTACAATTTGTTCTCACGTACATAAGATAAGTTCTCATACAGAGTCAAATTTATCAGGAGAATTAACTGCTACATGGACAACTGGATGCCTTTGTGAATTATCTCCAGACTATGCACCTTTTGCTAATAATTATGCTCATGGATTTGCTCATATTCGTGTAAATAATGACAAAACATATTCAGTTAAGAATTATCATATAATTAATGGCAAAATACACTAATTATGATTATATTTATAACATGGCATACGTTTATAGACATATAAGATTAGATAAAAATGAGGTTTTTTATGTAGGAATTGCTAATCACAAAAGAAAAGATTATGTAAGGGCAAATGAAAAATCAAGACGTAATGATTGGTGGAAAAAAATTGCAGAAAAAACAAATTATAGAATAGATATTGTTTTTGATGATGTTACAATTGAATTTGCAAAACAAAAAGAAATTGAATTTATACAGTTGTATGGCAGAAAGGATTTAGGGTTAGGGACACTTGTTAATATGACTGATGGTGGCGATGGATTAAATAATAGAGTTTTTACATCTGAATATAAAAAGAAATTAAGCGATGCTGCTAAAAAAAGAGTTTTATCAGAAACTCATAAACAAAAACTAAGAGAATATCGTTTAGGCAAAAAAATAACACAAGAGCATAAAGATAAAATTAGTTTAACAATGAAAAATTATGTTGCATCAGATAGTTTAAGAAAATTTAGGAGCCAAAGAATGACTCAAAACAATCCATCTAAGGATAAATTTGGAATAAATGCTATAAATTTTAAAGGATATGTT